AGAGGTAAAAATAAATGAAGAAATATGTCTCAACGTTCTTAGCGTATTTGATAGAGATAATTGGAGAGATCCTACCGACTATAATGTTATTAACATTGGTTTGTATCACGGGTCTATTTCGAATTGCCGTACAGATGTCGGCTGGACAATGCAGCACGGGGAAAACGAGATATCGATCTTTGACGAATTCGACTACGCCTTTCTAGGCGATATACACAAAACAAATCAAGCATTAGACGACGCAGGAAAGATACGGTATCCGGGTTCTACTGTTCAGCAGAACTTCGGAGAGACGAATGATAAAGGTTTTCTTATATGGGATATCCAAGACAAAGAAAACTTTACGGTGAGGCATATCCAAATACCTAATCCAAAGCCCTTCGTTACTATCAATCTAACAAGAACTGGACGCATACCTAAAAATGCAGAGTGTCCTCTTGGTGCACGGATACGCTTGGTATCAGAAAACAGCTTGCCTGTTAGTACAATGAAGCGTGCAATGGATGCAGCAAAGCACAGATTTAAACCAGAGAGCATTGGATATCTTAATCGTTCTGCTGGCCAACGGGGTAATGTAGAAGATTTAACAACTGATGATGTAGAAGAAAACCTACGTGACGTTACCGTGCAAGAAAAGCTTATCAAAGAATACCTTAAAGACTTTGAACCTACAGATGAACAGTTAGAAGCAGTCTTTAAGCTAAATCGTAAATGCAATGCTACATTAGCAGAGAAAGAAGATGTCCAACGTAACATTAACTGGAATCTGCGTACAATGCACTGGAACAATTTATTTAATTACGGCGAGGGCAACTCTATAGACTTTGACAAGTTAAATGGTATTGTTGGTATATTTGGTAAAAACTTTTCTGGTAAGTCATCTGTTATCGACAGTATGCTTTATACCATCTTTAACTCTACAAGCAAAAACGAACGTAAAAACCTCAATATTATTAACCAAAACAAAGAAGAAGCTGATGGCCTGGTTACAATTGATGTTGGGCACAAGCGTTATACAATAGAACGTAAAAGTGAAAAGTACATTAAAAAACTCAAAGGTGATGAGACGTTAGAGGCAAAAACAGATATCTTGTTTAAAGTAAGAGACATGGTAACTGACGAAGAAACCATTCTCAATGGCACAACTAGAAATGAAACTGATGCTATTATTAGAAATCATTTTGGAAATGTTGATGATTTCTTAATGACTTCCATGTCATCACAGATAGATTCTCTTCGTTTTATCAATGAAGGATCTACAAAAAGAAAAGAGGCGCTAGCAAAGTTTCTCGATCTTCAGTTCTTTGAAAGAAAGTACAAACTCATTAAGGATGAGGCTGCAGATCTTCGTGGCGCCCTCCGCAAAGCAGAAGATATAGATTATGATAGTGAGATATATGAAATAGAAAAACAAATAATGTTTTCTGAAAATAAAATTACTGAACAAAATGAAATGTGCGAGAGCTTAAACAGTGAGTTGATGTCTTTGCAACTAGACAAAAAAGATCTAGAAACAAAGATAGATTCTATTCCAGCAGAAGTAATTGACATATGTGAAGTTTTAAAAGATAGAAACAAACAAGAACAAGATATATCAACATACAACTCCAATATTAGTGATTGTAATGTAATACTTGCTGAAAAGAACGAACTTTTAGATAAAATAGCGAAGTTTGAAGAATCATTTGATATTGTCTCTGTTAAAAATCAAAAAGACGAAATAGATGAAAAACTTCTTAAAATAAGCAATCTTCTAACAGAGTTGGAAAATGCTGAAAAGCTTAAAGAGTTAAACGAGAAAAAAGTAAAGCTTCTTGGTGAGGTACCATGTGGAGATAAGTTTAAATCATGTAAGTTTATTAAGGACGCACATTGCTCGAAAGAAACACTTGTTGATCTTGTGGGCCAAGTACAGTCAATAAATAACGAAAAAGAAAAAGCAGAGAGACTTTTAAACAGATCAAACGAAGAAAAAATAAATTCTCATTTAGAAAATTATAAAAAATTAATGGAGAAAAGAAGAGAAGCTGAAAGAGTTGTACTAAAAACTGATCTCGAAAAAGGCAAGTGGGAAAACTCTGTACTTTCAGCACAAAACGAATTGCAACGTATTAATATTTCAATCGATGATTACAATAAAAACAAAAGTCTTATTGAAAACAAAGAAACGTTTATTTTACAATTAGCAAATGTAGCAAAAGAGATAGCCAAAAAACAGAAGAGTATAGATAAGTGCCGAACTGAACTACAGAGCCTTCATAGAGATAATGGCTCACTAGCACAACAAGTACAGACACTACAAGAAAAGAAAGAATGGCTGCATGATTTACAAAATGAAATCACAGCTTTTGATCTTCTCATGAAGTGTATGCACCCCAATGGCATTGCTTATGACATTATTAAAAAGAAGTTGCCTATAATCAATGACGAGATGTCTCGTATCTTGGCCAACGTTGTTGACTTTGAGATTTTCTTTGAGGCAGAAGAAAAAAGACTTAACATTTTTATTAAACATCCAAAGTATGATAGACGACCTATTGAAATGGGCTCTGGTGCAGAAAAGACCCTAGCTGCAATGGCTATTCGTCTGGCTCTTCTATCTGTATCATCTCTTCCAAAGTCTAATATTTTTATTCTTGATGAGCCGGGGACTGCGCTAGATGCCGAGAATATGGATGGTTTTATTTCAATTTTAGAACTAATTAAGACATACTTTAAAACGGTCATATTGATTTCACACCTTGACCATCTTAAAGATTGTGTGGACCAACAAATCACAATTGATAAAAAAGAGGGGTTCGCGCATATTATGATTTGAGGTTCTAAATGGGTACATATTACGTTAACAGTGGTAGTGGCGATGATAGCACGGGAGCAGAAGACGACCCTTCGCGCCCTTTTAAAACAATTGGGAGTGCAATGTTTTCAGCTAGTAGTGACGGAGATATTGTTGAGATAACCGACCAAGAAACATATTTTGAAAGCTCAAATGTATCTCCAAAACTTCTAGTTCGAGCCAATAACATCACAATAACACATACTGGTAGTTTTTCTCTTGGGCGCCCCAAGATTGATGCTGGTGGGCAAAGCTATGTTTTTGATCTTGATGCGAAGGATGACATAACGTTGAATGGGCTACATCTGACAAATACTACGATCTCCGCATTACAAGATAATGACGGCGAAGGTCTTACTGTCACAGATTGTTTTTTTGAAAATGTGCCCAGATTTGGTAATGCCAACTTAGCCGGAACGGTTTCAAAGCCGGCTCGTATAAAACAATCTGCTTTTATGTTTAATGGTGGCGGAAGCAGCACTATCCCTTTCACCAATAATGGCGTAGTGGAAATGGAAAATTGTTTTTTTAGCGCTAGTAATCTTGGCACTAATATAGCACGCAGCTATCAGTTAAGTGCCACTGCTAGCTTTTGTACTTTTTTTCATCAAGATTACGGCCCAGGTAATTCTTTCCCAGTGGTTAGATGGGGCAAGGTAGTTAATTGTGTAGTTACCGCTAGTGTTACTAACGCGAACTCTGCAAGTATAAGAGGGATTGCAGCAAACGAACACTCAAATAACCTAGTTGATGTTGAAGGTGCCGCCTTCCGCAATTTTGCTGATAATTCGAACTCTTCTGCCGGCAGCGGAGATATCACCGTAGCACCAACTTTTGTAGATGGCACGTCAAAAGGTAATACTTTTTCTGTTGTGCAAAACTATGCCTTGGCTGAAGGATCGCGAGGTATTGATGAAGGTGTAGCCTTTAACAGCATCGCCGTAGATATTGTGGGTACATTTAGGCCCCAGGGTGCTGGCTTTGACATGGGCGCCTTCGAAACAATACCACCATACTGGCAAGATGATGATAACCCTGAAACATTTAGTCAAAAATTTGGATCAAACGCCTTTGAAATTAGAGCCACTGCTAATAAACTAAAAACACAAAGATTTCCTCGCGCATCAGAAAATAGACAAGCGCCATACTTTATAACAATTCCTGGTGTACCTACATTAAGAGGCAAAGTGACAGGAGGCAAACCCTACAAAAACGAGACATAGGAGATAAAAAATGACAGAGATTCAAAAACAAGCTAAACAAGTTAAACCTTTTTTAGATAAAACAATAGGAAGATTACTTTCAAGAAAGCTTATGGTCTGGATGACTGCTACTTATTTTATGTTAGTGGGTGGTGCTTTAACCAGTGAAGACTGGGTGGCTGTCTCACTTGCTTATATTGGTATCCAAGGAATCGCGGATATAGCTGCAACGTGGAAGCATGGAAAGTAATGTTAACTTTATTGACTTTAAAGTCAACTTTGAAAAAAACTTGGACTTGGTTGAGACACAACTGGTACGTTCCTGCTGTTATTGTATACACTCTAGTTCTTTGGTTTTTGTTTAAAAATAAAGCAGGAGCCTTAAAAGTTTTAGAAATTAGATCAAAAAGTTATGAAAGTCAAATAAAAACAATAGAAGAGGCTCATAAAAAAGAAATAGAGGCACGAGATCAAATATTAAAAAATTATGATAATGTTCTAACCCAGCTAGAAAAAGACTACGAAGAAAAAAATATGAAGCTAGATACTAAAAAGAAGAAAGAGATAAAAAAGATAGTAAAAGAGTTTAATGACAGGCCAGATGATTTGGCAAAAATTTTAGCTGAGAGGTATGGAATAGATTATGTGGAATAAAATAATATCTTTGATTCTTTGTTTTTCATTAGCATATGCACCCGTATGCCTTGCGGAAGACACTCCTATTCCAAAAGGCAAGATAACTGGACTATCAAAGGGCGAACATGCACCTTATACTGGTGTATTATTAGATAACATAGCTGCAGCAAGAATATTTTCAGATAAAAAGTATCTGAAAGAGCAGTTTGATCTTAAGCTTCAATACGAGTTAGGCAAACAAAAAGCAAAACTAGATCTCACCATACAATCTCAAAAAGCTAGTCTAGATGCTCTACAAGAAAAACACACCACCTTGATGAAACTTAAAGATGATGAGATAAAAAGATTATCAAAACTAGCAGCCGGTAAAGAAGATTATACAACTTGGTGGGCCGTTGGCGGAGCACTTGTTGGTATTGGTCTAACTATTGCCGTCGTTTATGCAGTGGATGCAGGAACTGGTAGGTAATGTCGAGCAGATCTAGCATTGGCAAGTATTCTAGAAAAAAACTCGAACTCATAATAGAGCAAGTAGTCGACCAGAGCGATGGCGTCACTAACCCTGCAGGCTCAGATAATCAGATACAATTTAATAATGGTGGATCTTTCGGCGCGGTCACTCCATTCACCTTTGATGATACAAACTTAAAAATAGCTGATGATACAAAATTAATATTTGGCACAAATGATGATGCTCATATTGAATATAATGAAAATGGTGACGACTTTTTAGTTATTTCAGGTTCCTCGGAAGGTATTGTGCTATCGGGCAGCACCGTACAAATACGGGGCGTCTTAGAGGGAGCTTCACCTCTTAAAATTGGTGGTGCTATTGAAATGGTCCCAGATTCAGACGGTACTTCACCTAGTATGAAATTTGGAGATGATGTTAAACTTTTCCTTGGAGATGATAACGACTCTCACATTGTATTTGCTGCCTCATCAAACAACTATTTAGAAATATCTGGCTCAACAAATGGCATTGTTCTTTCGGGATCTGCTGTTTATGTAGATCAAAAAATAGGCGTAGGGATGCCAATTGGCGATGTAACTCATGGTATAACCCTACCAGATGTAGCAGATAATAGTGGAAAAATTAAAGCGAATGCTTATATGACCTATTCTTCTCAACGTCTTAAGAAAAACGTAGAAGTTATTGAAAAACCCATAGAAATAATCAAAAGCCTTCGCGGTGTTACATTTACGTGGAAAAAAAATAATCAAAAAGATTATGGGTTTATTGCTGAAGAGGTAGGTAAAGAACTACCTATTATCGTAGAATGGGACAACGAAAGTACAAAAAACTCTCCTCAAGCTATGAGTATGGATTATACTAGAATTATACCTTTTCTTTTAGAAGGAATTAAATTTCAACAAAAACAAATAGATAATTTAAAAGCTGAAATAAAGTGCTTAAAACAAGGGACTGAACCGACTTAAAAGTCTATTTATCTAACTAGGTGTGATTTCGTACCACCTGGTATATAGACTTATAAGGAGGATTTTAAAATATGTCTAGTCCCGCTACAGTAAGTGAATATGGAAAGTTTATTGACTTACAAAATTTTACGGGTACGCAACCAGAGAAATCTGGTTCGATTTACCTTTCCGGCTCTGATGCAGCCGAGAAACTTCATACAAACGTAGGTATTAGCGCAGCTGGTAGTGTTACCGCTGTAGGTTCATTCATCATCGGTTCGGCCGACATGAGTGAAGCTGACCTCGAAAAATTAGACGGTATCACCAATGGTACTGTCGCAGCCAATAAAGCAGTCGTTGTTGACGCCAGCAAAGACGCTTCTGGCTTCCGTAACGTTACAGCAGAAGGTTCATTTATTATTGGTTCTGCCGATATGGATGAGACTGACCTTGAGAAGCTTGACGGCATTACCAATGGTACTGCTGCAGCTAACAAGGCTTTAGTTGCTGATGCTAACGTAGACATTAGTGGCCTTCGCAATGTAACCATGACTGGTGATATGACCGCTGGTACTATCACGATGACTGGTTTCACAGTTGATGCAGATGGTGACACTGCACTTAAGTCACTAGCAGTTGATGATGGATCAAATATTGGTTGTGATTCTGACACTGATCTAATGACGCTATCTGATGGTGCCCTTGCTGTCAACGGTACACTTTCTGCTGATACAAGCTTCACGCTTGATGCTGTAACTGTTGATGCTACAGAGCTTGGCTATCTTGATGGCGTTACCGCTGGTACCGCTGCTGCAAGCAAGGCTCTTGTTCTTGACGCAAATGGTGCAGTCGGCACGATTACTCACCTAACTGCTTCTCGCGCTAAGATTGGTACTCTTGATGTTGATACTATTAATAGTGTAACAACAACCGCTACTGATCTAGAAGTTTCGGATAGAAGAATTGTTTCTGCTGTTTCTGCTTCGTCGGCCAACGCAGATGGTGGTGGTCTTCGAATTGGTGGTGGCGCAAACAGCGCTGGTCACGCTTCTGTTCTTTATGATCATGCAAACACCGCTCTAGATTTCAACATTGGTGGCACCACCGAGGTTCGCCTGCAAGACGGTGTTCTTCGTCCAGAGACGAATAACGACGTTGACTTGGGCGCTTCTGGTGCACAATTCAAAGATCTTTACATCGACGGTGCTGCATACATCGATCAACTAGGTGAGGCACTCGATGCAAACAGCCAAAACATCACTGGTGTTGGCACGTTTAGCGCCGGCGCATCTACTGTTACTTCATTAAGCGTTACCGATGGTAACATCACAAATGTTGGCGATATCGCTCTCGACAGTATTTCTGCTGATGGAAATGATATTACTGTTTCTCTTACAGATAATCGCTCTGCTGCTTTGTCATTCTCAGAGGCTGGGTTCGGTTCATACTTAACTCTAGTTACTGCAAATGGCGAAGAAAGAGTTCAGTTTAATAAGAATATTGATGTTAGAGAAGAAATTCATATGGTTGATGACAAGATAGTCGCTTTCGCCGCTGATGAGGGTGGCACTGGCTTTTCGGGCTCTTTAAAATATGTTTCTAACGCTGATGTTTTTGAGATTTCTGGTAGCACTGCTAACGGTGTTAACATTAGTGGATCTTTAAGCCTTAGTGGTCCAGCAGGCGCCAAATATGGTATCGAGGCTGGTCAAGTTAATTTCGAAGCAGCCACTGTCACTTCATTAAGCGTTAGTGATGGTAACATTACTAACGTTGGTGACATTGCTCTTGATAGCATTTCTGCTGATGGCACAGATATTGATCTTGTTATGTCAGACAATAGCGAGACTGCTCTAGAAATCAAAGAAGGTTCGAACGTATACTTACAGTTTGATACTTCAAATGGCTTCGAAGGTATCTTTGCTAAGAAAGAGTTTGAGTTCCAAGCTGGTGCAAACATGGATGATGATAAGAAATTTAGTTTTGCTACTGATGAAGGCGATTCAGGTGCATCAGGTTCTTTAGGATATGTTTCTAGTGCTGATGTATTTGAGATTTCTGGTTCAGGTGCAAACGGCCTTTCGTTCAGTGGTTCTGCTAACTTCAATGGCTATGGTCTTGAGGCCGGCGCAGGTAGCTTCACTTCATTAAATGTTAATGATGGTAACATCACTAACGTTGGTCGCATTTTACTTGATACTATTGCAGCCGACGCCAACGATGTGGTTATTTCACTTACAGACAACCGCGCAGCTGCGCTTGATGTTTTAGAGGGCGCAAACTCTTACTTGAAATTTGTCACTACAGATGGCCAAGAAGAGATTACTGCTGGTAAAGAACTTGTTTTAAGCCAAGGTGGTCTTGTCGCTGATGATCAAGCTCTTGTTTTTGGTAATGACGATGATGGTAGCATCTCGTTCATATCTGCTGCTAACGTGGTTAGATTTGATGGTGGTTCTTCTGGTCTTCACTTCAATGACACGAGTGTATTCGGCGCAGATGGCTCTGGTAAAGATGTATCTTTACACGGCGCCGCAGCCAACGAGTTGTTAAAGTACACCGCTGCAGATCACACTCTTAAGTTCACTGACAGTTCTGGTGCAACGCACTTAACTTTAGGTGGTGATGCCACTGGTGAGTTTGCGATTGACGTTGCTGATGGTTCAAACAACAAGAACAAAGTTCGTGCTGCTGCTTTTGTCACTTACTCTGATGAAAGACTCAAGACTGATGTTTCCCCAATTAAGGGTGGTCTTGAGACTGTTAACAACCTTAAGGCTGTTAACTTCACTTGGAAGAAGGACGGCTCCAGAGACTTCGGTTTCATGGCGCAAGAGCTTAAGCAAGTTGTACCACAAGCTGTTCACGGTTCAGAAGAAGGACTCTACGGTGTCGATTACGGTCGTCTATCCGCTATCCTTGTTTCTGCTATCCAAGAGCAGTCCGCACAGATCGCTTCACTTAAGAAGCAATTAGAGGACAAGTAATCTTTTACTTTTAGTATAGGTTCTCTGGGGAAAGACCTTCGGGTCTTTCCCTTTTTCGTTAAAAACTACTTATTATAATGTTACAATAATGTTTATTTCTATAAGGTTATAAATGAAGAAAGATTTAAATCAAATTGCAAAAATAGAAAAAGCAATGTCTAAAAAGTTTGGAAAAGAGTCCATTGTCAATCCAAAATCAGGTTGGGATGATGAAAAAGAAAAACAATATTTAGAAGATTTAAAAGAATTTTATTCTGAACAATCCAAACAAGATGAAGACAAAATAAATGAAGACGGCTTTTTCATCACTAGAAACCTAATTAATAAAGAAATAAACAGAGTTTGCCCAGTTTGTGAAACTTATTCTTTCTCTGGTAGAGATGACCTCTACATGAACAAATTTGAATGTTGTTATAAATGTTATGTTAAGTGGGTAGAGGATAGAGAAGAGAGATGGTTAAAAGGCTGGCGACCTGATAAGGAGCAAAATTAATGGCTACAGTATATGACATTGTTAAGGGAATCAACCAAGCAGCAGCAAATGCCTATGATGGATCACATGATGCACGGTTTAGAACGGATAGTAAAGATGATCCTATTGGTCTTAAACGTGAAAAAGGCTGTGCACTTAACGATTCTAGAGTTATAGATGGGTTTAAAGTACGTATGAGCGGCCCAAAACTTATTGTTTCTTATCAGTCAGAGATGCCAATATCCTCTTTTCACAATAGTAAATTAGACGAAGAATTAGAGCAAACGTTTGCTGATATTGCAAAGTTTCTTAAGAAAGAATACAAGAATCTCACCGGCGAGACACTAACCCTTACGGCTGAAGGTCCTTGCAGTTTATTGTTACAAAATATGTCAAAATTAAGAACTTGGGCACAAAGCACAAAAGTTTATACCGTTGGAAACCTGAAAGATGTAACGCCGGCCGGAGAGCCCTCAACAGATAGACTAGAAGATAACTTTCGAAAGTTTCTTGATCAATCAACTGATAAGAAGCCCGAAAATGTAACCAGACCAAATGATTAATGGCTTACAAACTTACAAAAGAAAAGATAGTAAAAGAAGTTGTCAAATCGGGCAAGAAACCCGTTTATTTTATCAATACATATTGTAAAATACCACACCCAGGAAAAGGTCTTATTCCATTTAAAACTTATGATTTTCAAGCAGATTTAGTAGAAGATTTAGCTTTACATAGATTTATTGTTGTTCTGAAAGCAAGACAGTTGGGAATTTCCACAATTACTGCGGCTTATGTAGCTTGGCTTGTTCTTTTTCACAGAGATAAGAATGTTCTTATTGTTGCAACCAAGTTAGCGACAGCAGCAAACCTAGTTAAAAAAGTTAAAACCATTTTAAAAAACCTGCCTTCGTGGTTACAGATAGCAGGCTTTAGTGTAGATAATAAAAATAGTATCGAGCTTACAAATGGTAGTCAGGTTAAGGCATCATCAACATCGGGCGATGCCGGCCGTTCAGAGGCCCTATCTCTACTTGTTATCGACGAGGCCGCACATATCGATGGCCTTGATGAGTTGTGGACTGGTCTTTATCCTACAATCTCAACTGGTGGTCGTTGTATCGCAATCTCAACTCCAAATGGCGTAGGTGACTGGTTTCATGAGACATTTGTGGGAGCTGAAAGTGGAGAGAATGAGTTTCTCCCAGTAAATTTGCCATGGTCTGTACATCCAGATAGAGACGATGAATGGTTTAAAACAGAAACTAAAAACATGTCTCGTCGTCAAATTGCACAAGAGTATGAGTGCAACTTTAATACTTCAGGTGATACTGTGATCCATGGGGACGATATTTTAAGAATAAAAGAAAGCTTGTTGGAGCCCAAATATAGAGTGGGGTTTGACAGAAACACTTGGATTTGGGAAGAAGCACAAGAAGGCCACAGTTATTTGTTGGTTGCAGATGTTGCACGAGGTGATGGAGCAGACTCAAGCACCTTTCATGTGTTTAAGCTTCAAACAATGGAGATAGTTGCAGAGTATAAAGGAAAACCAACGTCTGACCTTTTTTCTGAAATACTTTATACAACTGGGTTAGAATACAAAGAGGCAATGTTAGTTGTAGAAAACAACAACGTAGGCTTTAGCGTTTTAGAAAAACTTTTAGAAAAAGGTTATAAAAATGTATACCACAGCAAAAAAAGCACTCATCAGTATGTGGAACAACATGCTGCTTTGGGGGATTCATCTGTTGTCCCTGGTTTCACTACATCTCTCAAAACAAGACCTTTGATAATAGCAAAGTTTGAAGAGTTCATAAGAAACAAAGTTTTGACTATTTATTCTAAACGTTTAGCAAACGAGCTGGATACTTTTATTTGGAAAAATGGGAGACCAGAGGCACAGCGCGGATATAACGATGATTTGGTTATGGCAGCTGCGATTGGTTGTTGGGTTAGAGACACAGCTATAATAGAGAATCAAAAAGACGTTGAATATAAAAAAGCATTTTTAAATAGCATATCCACTAACCGAACTACGCTAGAAACAAGAGCCCCAGGCCAATATAAAGCTTCTTTACGAGATCGTTACGAAGAGCAACAAAAAATAAGAAAAGATTTTTCTTGGATATTTAAGGGATAAAAAATGGCTGGAAACGAAAACACTAAAAACACAGAATCACCACTTTTTAAAAGACTGACTCGTTTGTTTTCTGGTCCTATTATTAACTATAGGACGCAGAACACTAGACAGCTTCGTAGAAGAAGACTAGATAAATATGCGCAAACTTTTAAAGATGTCGCTGGTCAGAAGTTTGAACGTTCAGGTTATAACCCTTTAGACAACTTCTCAAACTATAACATGAGTACTCAAAGTCGTTTAGTCCGTTATAGTGACTTTGAACAAATGGAATACACCCCAGAGCTTGCTTCTGCCCTTGACATTTTTGCAGATGAAATGACCACTTTTAACGTCTATAATAGAATGTTAAAAATCCAATGCCAAGACGAAGAGATAAAGCAGATACTAGAGACTTTGTATTATAAAGTTCTTAATATTGAATTTAATCTTTTTGGCTGGGCAAGAACGATGTGCAAATACGGTGATTTTTACCTCTACATGGATATTGATTCAACCCTTGGCGTCAAAAATGTCATTGGCTTGCCTTCTCGTGAAATAGAAAGATTGGAGGGCGAAGATAAACAAAATCCAAATTATGTTCAGTTTCAATGGAACAGCGCTGGCGTTACTTTTGAAAACTGGCAGGTTGCACACTTTCGTGTTCTAGGAAATGATAAATTTGCTCCATATGGAACATCAATCCTTGATCCTGCTCGTAGAATCTGGAGACAACTAACACTTCTTGAAGATGCAATGATGGCCTACCGTATTGTTAGATCACCAGAAAGAAAAGTGTTTTATGTTGATGTTGGTAATATTCCACCGCAAGACATAGAAAACTTCATGCAACGCTTTATTACTTCTATGAAGAGAAATCAGGTCGTTGATCCGGAAACTGGTCAAGTTGATCTACGTTATAATCCCATGTCAGTTGAAGAAGATTATTTTATTCCTGTGCGTGGTGGAGTGAAAACAGAGATTCAATCACTTCCCGGTGGACAGTTTACTGGTGATATTGATGATGTAAAATATTTACGTGATAAAATGTTCTCTGCTCTTAAAATTCCACAATCTTATCTTATAAGAGGAGACGGTGGAGAAGAGGAAAAAGGCGCGCTAGCTCAAAAAGACATTCGTTTTGCTAGAACCGTACAGAGACTACAACGATCTCTTGTGTCAGAAATGGAAAAGATAGCCACTATTCACCTTTATGTTCTTGGTTATCGCGGGGACGATTTAATTAATTTTAAGTTAAAACTCAACAACCCTTCAAAGATTTCCGAGCTACAAGAGCTTGAAACTTGGAACACCAAATTCAGTGTGGCCTCGCAAGCAACAGAGGGATACTTCTCAAAACGTTGGATTGCAGAAAATATCTTTGATGTATCAGAAGACGAGTTCTTAAGAAATCAAAGAGAAATTTTCTATGATAGGCAAATTGCAACTGCTCTTGAGCAAGTCGCAGAAGAATCTGCAGCCGCTGCCGCTGGAGGTGGTGGTGATTTGGCTGCGCTTGGCGGCGGTGATTTAGGTGATGATGAACTTGGTGCCGATATTGGAGGTGAAGATATTGGCGGTGATGAGCCTGATGCTGGCGATGCACCAGAACCACCAGACGAAGATACAACTCTTCTTGCTGAACCAGGTGGTGCCCCAGATGAGGGCGGTGCGTTGGGAAAACGTGATGATGCACCAAGTTACAAAATAACCAATAAGAAAACCGGTGAGACTACAACTACAAAGTCAAAAGGCAAAAAGTACAAACCTGTTAAGACCGACAAAAGACGTGGCGGCGCCAGGAAACGCTCATATCGTTCTGATCATTCTCATGAGATATCGAGAATGCCAGATCGCCAAATAAGAATGAATTTATCAAAAGATGCAGCAACAATGTTAGGATTAGATTCTTTCAAGACTACTGGTAATGGCATTTTTGAGAATAAAACAACTAATTACGAAGAAGAAGAAAAACAAATATTTGAAGTTAGAGACGAAATAAAAGAAATTTTTAAAGATTTGGAGCAAAGTTAAATGGCAAAGCACAATAAAAAAAGAAATACTGCTTTTATTTACGAAGCGCTAGTTCGCGAAATTGTAAAGCAATCAGTATCTAAAAACAACGAAAAAAGAAATGCAGCCATTAAAATTATGAAAGAGGCGTTTGCACCAAAAACACAGCTTCGAAAAGAGTTAGACCTTTACAAAACATTAATGGAAAATAACAACCTCAAAGAAAAAATCGCAGAAAAAATTCTTATAGAGGCCAAACATCAGCACAATCAGATTAATCAAGAACAACTTTTCAAAGAACAAAGCATTGCAATATCTAAAATAAATAAACAATTATCTAAAGGCGTATTTAACAACTTTGTACCGAACTACAAATATCTTGCAACAATTTCACAAGTTTTTGGAACTGCTAGTGGGCCAAAGGCAAAGGTTCTTTTAGAAACACAAATTGTTGAAAGGCTAACTTCAAAACCAGAGATTGAAAAACAAACACCACAGGTATCCTCTCTGGTGGTGAAAAGTTTTACTAAAAGATTTAATGAATCTTACTCTACACTACTTGAAGAGCAAAAGCAACTACTTTCTAAATATATTTCTTCTTTTGCAGATAACGGCTTGGAATTTAACTTTTATTTAAGTGAAGAAATTGGTCGACTAAAGAAAATGGTGGCCAATGCGCATCAGCTCGAAGAAGTTAAAAACGACAGCAGCATTAAAGAAAATCTTTTTAAAATAGAAAATATTTTACAAAACGTTCAAAAAGAACCAATTAATAAAAACACGCTTTACAAGATATTACAGATACAGCAACTAGAAAAAGAGATTTTATCATAATGAAAATCACAATAGATAATAAAAAACCAGTTCGCATTAAAATAGACAAACCAGATGCAGTGGTAGAGCTAAAAGCAAGAAAAACTATGGCTGGTGATATTATGATATTTGACCATCCAGATATTGACATTTTAGTTTCTCCATCAAAAAATAAAGTATTTGCTTTATCTAAAGACCGATATGGCGATCATGTTTATGCAACACAGTCTAGAATGTTTGAATATCTTTCAAAGCATGGCGTTATAGATCCAGGCAAAGTTAGAGGTGGTAATGTTTTTGGATCTTTAGAAGGGGCTATTCTTATTCCTGAAGAAAAGCAAAAAAATGTTAGCCCTATCGACGTTACTGTTTACTCAATCGCGAAGTTCCTACATGAAGAGGCCCCTGGCGTAAAAGCTTACAGAGACTATGAAAATAGCTTTGATATGCACTTAACAGAGCCATCCGATGAGGACACTACCCGACTAGGAAAAATCCCCCACGAACCAAGACAGGGCACGGTGAACACTTATCCAGGTTCAACCGCTGCCTATGGTCTTGTCGGCTACTACTACGAGGAATAAATGAATTTATTACATTTTGTTTTGTGCGCATATGGTCTAACAATGATTGTTGTCTATGGCTCTATATTTGAAAGATTTAGACAACTAATGGACAAAGTAGGGTTCTATGGAAAACTTTATAGGTGCCCTCTATGCTTTGGTTTTTGGGCCGGAGTGTTTTTATGGAGCATAAACCCTTTTACAGAACTATTTACATTTGACTATAGTTTAATAAATGCTTTTCTTTTAGGGTGTTTATCCTCTGGGACAAGTTATTTATTAGCAATGCTCGTGAATGACTTTGGTTTGAAAGTAAACCAAAAGGAGTAAAAATGCGTAACGAATGGACTTCAAAGTGGAAACTACAACCTGTCCGTCGCTGCTGCAGCGGATCGATAGGCGTGCGGGTAACGCCCGCTATAAGGATTAATAATGGCTAAACAACTTTTACGAGAGTTTTTTGAACTTAAATGCGACGACAGAGGATGTCGCGACCTCTTAACAGAGGGCGAAAAAAACATGATTAATCAAGGATTTCTTGTGTTTCCTGCTAAATTACAGCAATGCAATGTAAGAAATGGCAATGGTAGAACTTATCCTCGTGACGTGCTTGAAAGAGAAGTTGAAAACTATCAAAAGTTAATTAGAGAAAATCGTGCATTGGGTGAATGTGATCATCCAGACGATTCAGTTATTAATCTTAAAAATGCATCCCATATGATAACAAGAATGTATTGGGATGGTGATAGTGTATTGGGAACCGTAAAGGTCCTTAAAACACCCTCTGGTGATATCTTGAGAGGGTTATATGAAAGTGGTGTGCTTTTTGGCTTTTCATCTAGGGCCATGGGCTCGCTTCAAGAAAGTCGTGATGAGTATGGAAACTCTATTCAAGTTGTGCAAGACGACTTGCAACTTATTTGTTTTGACGCTGTTTCAGAACCATCTTCTCCAGGCGCTTATGTAATGGATGGTGTAAATGGTGGAGTAAAACTTCGCATGTCTGAAAACAAGTCAAAAGAATTTTTTACAAAAGGCGATAGAATCAATCGCGTATTAAACGAAATATTAAGGGGACAAAATTAAATGAAGATTACACAAAAGCAACTCAAACAAATTATTAGAGAAGAAATCCAACAAGAGGGTTTTTTAGACTCTATTGGGGACTTTATTAAAGGCACAAACAAAGAATACAGTGCGTTTTTAAAAAAATACGATGCGGCAATGAAGAAACGATCCAAAGGAATTAAAGATAGATTTGATGCCGCCGAGCGAGGCGACAAACAACCGTTTTTTGATATGATTGAAATGTTGACAAAACTGGGTGAAGAAAATCTAAGATTTGATCCAAAAAAGTTGTCGTCGTCTCAGAAAACACACCAAGCAAGTATTTCTAAAAATATCGAATCAAGAATACAAAGTGCTGCGGACGATATCGCTGAAATTGATCAAAATGCAGCAGAAGAAGCAGAAAGAAAAGCAGAAGAACTAAGACAGAAAAGAAAAGCAGAATTTGCAAATCGACCAATGGTAGGTGTGCTGACGAGAGCAGAGAAAGAAGCGGCTAGAAAAAGCCGAAAAGCATCAGAACGAGAATACAATAAAAAATATGCTATGAGAACCAGAGATGCTTTCAGCGAGTCTAAGTTGACAAAAGAAGATGTAAAACAAATTATCAGAGAAGAGATCAAAAACTTCAAGAGGTAAAATGAAAAAATCACAACTAAAAAGAGTTATTAAGCCTATCGTAGAAGAGTGTATTAATGAAGTGCTTCTAGAGAAAGGTTTATTATCTAGTATCATTTCAGAGGTTGTTAAAGGCATCCAGCCCTTGCAACAGTCCCCAGCACAGCAAAGACCTGTAATGCAAGAGAACAAACTTATGCAACAACAGCGTCAAGAGTTGCAAGAGCAAAAGTATGAAATGATGAAGGCGCAAAAAAGAAAATTATTAGACGCTGCTGGTTTTGATGTAGATGTTTTTAGCGGGACACAACCAATAGAAGAAGCAGCAGATCCTTCCAACGGCCAAGCAAGCGCCTTAAGCGGTGTTTCACCAAGTGACGCTGGTGTAGATATCGCTGGTATAATGGCAGTTGCTAATCGCGACTGGTCCAAAATGATTTAGAGGTTATTATGGGAAACAAAAGACCAATTAATGTCGAAGTAAAACCACGACACAGAGATGAACCTGTAGAAAAGTTAATTAGGCGTTTTACTAAAAAAGTAAAAAATGAGAGAATCATAGAAAAAGTTTTATCAAAAAAACGCTATGAAAAACCGTCAATTAAAAGACGTCGAGAGAAATTAAGAAAAAAAAGACTTATTCAAAAACTAAATCGTGAACGCCAACTACGCGAAGAACAAAGACAAAAATAGGTTTTTAGTATTTTAATAACTAATTAATGTTAGTTATAAAGGAGATTTGTATGTCCTCAATGTTAGAACAAGCCATTATTGATGCCGAGCAATTAAAAGAAACTGCTCAAAGAACCGCTGAAGAGGCAGTTATTGAAAAATACCAGTCAGAGATTAAAGAGGCGGTTAGTCAAATTTTAGAGCAAGATGAAACTCTAGAAGAAGATGAGGCTGCGCTGGTTGTTGACGAGGGTGAAGTTAGCTTGGTAGATGAACTACCGTCTGCTCAATTAATGGACGAAGAAGAAGTGATTGAAATAAATCTTGACCAACTTGAGGAGCTAATGGCACAAGCAATGGAAGAAAATGAAGTTGACGCGAGCGACATGACAGATCGTCACGAGGTAGCACAAGAGATTTCTGCTATGACAGAGGATAATACTTTGGATGAAGAAATTGAACTAGATGAGGATATCAACGATCTTCTAGAAGAAGAAGATCTGGATGAAGAGATTGATATAGACGAAGCAGAAATTATGGAAGTTATTAAAAGTGTTCTTAGCGAAGAGCTTGGCCCTGATTTAAAAGATGAAGAAACCGTGGAAGAAGTCGCTGACACTTCTACCGCGCCGGTTGATACGCTAGAAGAGGCCGAGGAACTTGAAGAGGAGAAAGTTAAAAACCCAGGAAAGTACATCAAGGGTCCCCGCACTAAAGCGGGTGTTGATGATGATGGTGATGGGGTTCCAAACAAAGCTGACAAAGATCCAAAAGATGGAGCAGTGAAAGAATCCAGACTCCTCCAAAAAGAAAACAAATCTCTCTTAAGAGAGCAAAAGAAAATGAACAACAAAGTCCAGTTGTTAGAAAACAAAGTACAAAAGTATGGCACAGTCATCGAGCAACTAAAGCAAAAGTTAGACGAGAGCAATTTGTCTAACGCTAAACTGCTCTATCAAAATCGCATTTTAAATAGCATCTCCTTGAATGAGCGACAAAAAGATAAAATTGTCGAAGCTATCTCAAATGCAACTACAGTTGAAGAAGCAAAAATAATTTTTGAAACTCTTCAAAGTGCAGTGGGCTTAAAGTCTAAAAAGACCAGAAAGCAAGAATCACTGAACGAAGTTGTAACACGTAGCTCTTCAGCGTTTATTCCTCGAAAAGAGGTAAAACCCAATACAGACGCATTTTCCGATAGGATGAAGCGTTTGGCAGGATTGAAATAGAATAAACAAAGGAGATTAAATAAATGTCTATTTTAGAAAAACTTACAGAAGGTGTCGTTAGTCGCGACATGCGTAAGGAAGGTGCGGCACTCCTAAATAAGTGGGAGCAGACCGGTCTTCTAGAGGGCCTTCAAAATGATGTAGAGAAGAATAACATGGCCCGACTTCTCGAAAACCAAGCAAAGCAGCTTCTTAAAGAGGTTTCAACAATGAGCGGTGGCGACGTAGAAGGTTTCGCTGCTGTTGCTTTCCCAATTGTCCGTCGTGTATTCGGTGGTCTTATTGCAAATGACCTTGTTAGCGTTCAGCCAATGTCGCTTCCTTCAGGTCTTATCTTCTTCCTTGACTTTACCTTTGGAACTGATCGTTTAGATTTTGCCGGTGGCAGCTCCGATCCAGATTCACTATACGGTGGTGGAAAGGTTGGTAAAGGCATCGCGGACGGTGTTAACCTCATTGGTGAGGCTGGCACTACTGCCGGATCGTTTTATAACTTAAGCAATGGTTACTCGTCGCCTACTGGTTCCGCAACAGCTGGTGATGTTTTTGCTTCTGGTACCATTACTGACGGTGGTAAAGCAGTTCTCCACCCAGGTGATGCTAGTGGATTTACTGCAAACGAGTTAAGCACGATTCTTCGTTTTGACCCAGATCTAGTTTCTGGTAGTTCTTTCGCTCTTATCGAGAAAGATTTCTCTTCTCTCGTCGGAACTGGTGAAGAGTTTGATTATGATAACCTAGTTGCAATTTCACCTTTGGCAAATCTTAACCAGAACTTCTTTGTGAAGCGTTTGTCACAGTTAAGCCAGAGTGCTGACTTGGCCACGACTAGCACCACAAAGGTTCGCTTGGCTGTCATCTCTTCTGGTACGCTAAACAGTGAACAACAAACATCTGATTTGAAATCACTGACAGCAGCGGCCCTTACCTACGAGGTGCCAATTCGTGATAACTTCGATCCAGGTGGAGCCATTGGTTCTGTTGTTGGCGCGACCGCATTTGGTTTGGAAAACAACGAGGCGATTCCAGAGATCAATCTCAAAGTGGATTCCCTCTCGGTTACAGCACAGACCAAAAAGCTCAAGGCAAAGTGGACACCAGAATTAGGTCAAGACCTAAATGCATACCACAACCTTGATGCAGAGGTAGAGCTTACTTCGATTCTCTCCGAGCAGATTGCTCTTGAGATCGACCGTGAGATCGTTGAAGACCTTGTAAAAGGTGCAACTGCTGGTAAATACTACTGGTCACGTAGCCCAGGATTATTTGTCGACAAAGAGACTGGTGTAGAGCTTGGCGCTGCATCTGCTGCTCCAGACTTCACCGGTACCGTTTCAGAGTGGTACGAGACTCTTGGCGAGACTATCAATGATATCTCTGCGCAGATTCACCGTAAGACTCTAAGAGGCGGCGCAAACTTCCTTGTTACTTCCCCAGAGGTTGCTAACATTCTTGAGTTCACTGCCGGATTCCGTGCCAATGTCACATCCGATGACGCTACTGGCACTGCTGGTACTGCACAAGTTGGTACTTTGAGCAAGCGTTATGATGTATATGTTGATCCTTACTTCCCACGTAACCTCGTGCTCGTTGGACGTAAAGGTGGTTCTTTCCTAGAGAGCGGTTATGTATACGCTCCTTACGTACCACTACAGGTCACTCCTACCATCTTCGGTGTGGAAGACTTCGTACCACGTAAGGGTGTTATGACTCGCTACGCGAAGAAGATGGTCCGTCCAGATATGTACGGTCTTGTCATCTGCCGCGGCCTTTTAGGTGAGGAAGGTGCATCCTAGAATTAAACTAAAATAGTTTAAACAAATCTGACCCCGTGTTTCTTTTGAGGCACGGGGTTTTTTGTTTTGTTCTCAAACTACTTACTGTACCCATGTTTCTGACATGATTATAAATGGCCGAGTGCCAAGGGAGGGTTTTAAATTATGGGTTCAAAAAGAGTAGGTCTTGCAAGAGTGCAGTCATTAATTCAGAATTTAAAGAGAGAGTTAGATTTAACCAGCACACAGCTTAATGGTTTGCATAAAGGTGTTAAAACTTTAGTAACCGGTGGAGCAGGAACAACAGTTGTAACTGCCGAGGATTCAGGTAAAGTTATTTTTGTTGATGGTAGCACCTCGGGCAATCATACTATTACTTTGCCACCGCCTACAACGATAGGTTTAGAATACATATTTGTTTTAAATGCAGATAACCACAGTGGCACTAAAATTTTGCTTGATTCGCAAGTAAGTGGCGGCATTAAAGGAATGTTAAAAGTGCTTGCTGCCTCTGCGATAGCTAATGTTGTTAACCACAGCAATCAAAAGCTTGGCTTTGGTGCTTTATCCAAAATAGGAAGCACAATCCATATCGTATCGAGTGGAAATTTTTATCACATAGTTGAAGCAGTTTCGGATGTTACACACATTACTGCATTCGGTGGCTAAAAAATAAACATTTATGTTTTATCCCCCTTCTTTTTGGGGGGGGGTTTTTTATTTGAACAACAACTATTTATAAAAACAGGAGTTTGTGCAATGGGAAAGAAAAGAAGAATTATAGCGAAACCTCAAAAGTTTGGCAAAAAGCATATTAATCATCCTTTGGTAAAAGCTGGTTTAAGCCCAGAAGAGGTCGAAGAAGTGGTAATTGAACCAAAGTCGCCCCCTGTTGTTGAGGAAGTGAAACCAGAGCCTAAACCAGAACCAAAAAAGGTTGAGGTAAAGAAAGAAGAGCCTCGCAAACGAAAAAGAAAGACTCCTCTTGTCACCAAAAAAACTAAACCATCCGATGACTAAGTAATTTAGACCTTCTCCTACTATTTATAGGGAGGAGATCCGTAAATGTCTGAACCTACACTAACACCAGTCTCACAAACAAGCAAAGTTATTTTACCCAGTGGGAGCACTTTTGAAGAAGCAAATGGAGCAGTGGCCTCTTTTCCGTTTAGTGTATATACAGATGATCACTTTTTCTTAACTGGCGCAGCCGATCAAGTTGCTTATACTTTTCACAAATTAGGCGGTGATGTTCTAGATATTGAGCTAACAAAAGAGCAGGTTTTTTCCTCTTACCAAGAGGCTGTTTTAGAGTACTCTTACTTGCTCAATATACACCAAGCAAAGAACTCAATAGGCGATCTTTTGGGGGCAAAAACGGGCTCTTTTGATGAAGAGGGGCAATTACAAGACACAACGAATTTAGTCGATGTAGCGCTAAAATTTCCTAAATTTAAGTTTGAATATGTTAGACGTGTGGGCCATGGGTATTCCACTGAAGCTGGGTTGGGTGGTGTCACCGAAATATATTCCGCGTCTTTCACAACAGTTGAGGGCACCCAGGATTATGATTTACAAGCAATAGTTTCTTCATCAGCAACAACTGACACTAGTGCACCTTACTATGGGCTTATAAGCGGAAGTAGAATCAATGTCACAAAAGTTTATTATAAAACACCACAAGCAATGTGGAGATTCTATGGTTACTACGGTGGTTTAAATACGGTTGGCGATTTGGCTAGTTACGGTCAATACGCAGACGATAGCACATTCCAGCTTGTACCAACATGGCAAAATAAATCTCAAGCGATGGCATTTGAAGATGCTATATATACAAGAAACAGTCACTATAGTTTTGAAATAAAAAACAATAAATTAAGAATTTTTCCACAAACAGTGAATGTAAGTCCAAAGACTATGCATATAGAATTCTTTATAGACTCTGATACGCCGTGGAAAGAAGAAGGCACTGTTGACAATGGGGTTGACGGCATTAATAATATTAACACGTTACCGTTTGAAAACACTCCTTATCAATCAATCAACTCTATAGGTAAACAATGGATAAGGCGTTTTGCTTTAGCTATTTCAAAAGAGACTCTTGGCAATATCCGATCCAAGATAAGCACGATTCCAATCCCAGGAGATAGCGTTACTCTTGATGGGCCGGCCCTCATTTCTCAAGGGCAAACCGAACAAGAGAAGTTAAGAGACGAATTAAAAACAATATTTGATGAACTCACATATGCTAAAATTGCTCAAGGTGATGTTGAGTTAACTGATGCAGTAAATAAAGTTCAAGAAAGAATCCCAATGCGGATTTTTGTGGGGTAATGAATGGCTGATAATGAATGGACACAACCAGACGCGCCACCTCCACCACTTTTTTTAGGCAAAAAAGAGCGTGATTTTGTAAAGCAAGTCAACGATGAACTAATTGAGCGAATCGTCGGCCAGGGTATATTTTATTATCCGATTAGCATGGATCACACGAACTTTCATCCTTTATACGGTGAAGCAGTAGAAAAAACATTTTTGCCTCCAGTTAGAGTGTATGCACTTGTTATGTGGGAGGGTTTCGTAACTGAAACAACAAATCTGGGTATAGACCGTAGGCCATCGATTATTGTGCATTTTCACAAAAGAAGACTTACAGAAGATCAAGATCTTTTTGTGAGAGAGGGTGATTTCGTTAAATATGGAGAAACATTTTACGAGATAGTGCAGTTAAATGAACCAAAACAAATATTTGGGCAAATAGATCACAAAATGGAGATAGAAGCAAAGTGCATTAAGGCACGTAAAGGAACATTTGATGGCAAGTGATAATCAATATAAAGGTGTAGAAAATGCAAGCAGCAATATAAGTGTTGAAGAAATTGAACCTTCAACTCTAGAAAATATTGATTTTGCATTTTTTGATTTTATTAATGATAAAATGAACAATAGGGCCACGACCAATGAAGGCTGGAAGAAAGTACCAGTCATCTGGGCAAGTGCAGAAAGATCGTTTCTATCTAAAAACAACAAAGATTTAAGAGACAGTGATGGAAGTTTAATTCTACCTTTAATAACAATCGAAAGAACATCGATGAATAAAAGCAAAACCAGAAAAGGTAAATACTACGGATTAAGTGGAAACTTTCCAGAGGCTGATAGATTTGGCAGGATTACAATTGCGAGAAAAATTGTTAGAGATAAAACAAACAACTTTTCAGTTGCAGATAATAGAAAACGATTGGGAGGAGCCGTTAATAGAGTTAGAGGAAGACAAGCATATTTTCCAAAAAAACAAAATGATAAAGTTGTATATGAAACTTTAAGTATACCAATGCCTGTTTATGTCTCAATGAACTATGACGTGACGCTTCGAAGCGAGTACGTACAACAAATGAACGACATAATGTCTCCCTTTATCACTCTTGGCTCTTCAATTAGCAGCTTTACTATTGAAAAAAACAGTCACAGATATGAAACGTTTTTACAAGAGGGTTTTAATTTAGCTAATAATGTATCAAGCTTGGGTACCGATGAAAGAATGTATACAACAAAGATATCTTTTGAAGTTCTAGGTTATTTAATTGGTGAGGCACCAAATGGCGAACGAGCAAAAATTATACGTAGAGAAAATGCTGTTGAAGTTAAAATTCCAAGAGAGCGAGTAATCTTCGGTGATATTCCAGATTATGGTGATGGAAAATCAAAGTATACAGAATAGTGCACAAAATGGTTTTTGCGCTCTTAACTCACTAATTAATAAAGAAACAAATAACATTCACGTTTCAGCAAAAGGAGAATTACAATATGCCAGCAAAAGATTTTAAGTTCATTTCACCAGGAGTGTTCATTAATGAGATTGATAACTCTCAACTACCTAGTGATGGCGGTGACATCGGACCTGTAATTATCGGGCGATCAGATCAAGGACCGGCTTTAGTTCCAACAAGAGTAAGTTCTTTTCAAGAATTTGTTCAAGTTTTTGGAGCGCCGAGACCAGGTGGCAACGTATCAGATGTTTCTAGAGAATGCACACCACCCGGCCCAACTTACGGCACATACGCAGCGCAAGCATGGTTAAAAAATAGTTCTCCCATAACCTATGTACGACTAGTCGGTCAACAAAACACTGATGCCGCAGATGGTGGCGAAGCTGGATGGGCCTTGTCTAATGGTACAAGTGAAGTGTCACCCTCGGTAGGCTCTGCGCAAGGCGGCGCATATGGCTTGTTTGTATTTCCATCTTCTAGCGCAGGTATTAGTGGTGGTGAACTTTCGAAAGCTTTGGTTACTGGTACTTTAGCAGCAACCTGGTATGTAACCACGGGATCAGTTGCGTTATCTGGAACTTTATTTTCTGGTAGTGAATCAGCTGCTGCCACTGTTAATTTGACATCAACAGTCGGTGCCTTTGCTCACAGCACAAGCTTTACTATCAATGTTCCGACCTCCATCGGCGGAGAAGACGGTAACGTTACGATTTTATTTGGCGATGGTGCAGGCACGGGTGGTGCAAACCAGATAAGAATCCGCCGCGATGCTGGTGGAATATCTGAAAAGACAGCCGCCAACCTTGCACAATCTCTTGTTTTTGCAATCAATGGAACCACACCGTCTGGTGCAACTCCAACAGATGGCGGCACATACGTTTCTTCTGATGTTGGATTTGCTACTTCTGGTCGAGGCAGCTCCGGCGTAGCTGGTGTTACTGCGTCGAGAGACGGTGCAACTGTGACAATAACAGCCGACACTGCCGGAACTGCCGGCAATGGAATTGTCTTAACTGATGTAGGCGGCACACCTATTGCAACCTCAGCCGGATCATCACCAAAATCGCTGGCAGGCGGAGCTATTGGCGGCTTAATCGCAGAACCAAATTTAGCTGGATTTGATAGCAAAGCTACTAATAAATACGTCAAATCTGTTGGAAACGGAGAGTTTAAAGTTGTAATCTCTAATGGTTCAGGGGTTGAAATTGATTCAAAGTTTGATTTTACCAACTCCTCGGCCAATTTTGTTAGAAAAGTGTTTAACACAAATCCAACTTTGACTAATTCAGATATCACTGATTCAACTTCGGATGCTTATAGAACCTATTGGCTTGGCGAAACATTCGAAGATGAGGTTAGCGAGCTATTTAAAAACTCTACATCACAATTTGGTGTGATTTTACCGCTATTTTCCAACGCTGGAACCGTAGATGGTGGAGATTTTCTTGTAGATTATAAAGACCCACAAACTGGATTCTTTATCTCTCAAGATTTGACAAACAATAGCGGATCATTTGACGCTAAAAAGCAAGAAAAACTCTTCAGATTGGTAGCTAGAAACACAGGTAGATGGGCTTCTAAAAATATTAAAGTCTCGATAGCCGACATACGGGCCTCATCGGATCCTGCCAATCCTTATGGCACATTCTCTGTCCAGATAAGAGCTATGGAAGACACTGATAATCGTCCTAAAGTATTAGAGCAGTTTAATAACTGTAACTTAAACCCTACTTCTGAAAACTTTGTTGCAAGAAAAATTGGTGATAAGTTTTTACAATGGGATGATGATGAAAGAAGATACATAGAGTATGGAGACTTTGTTAATAATTCTGATTATATTTACATTGAACTGACTGACGCAGTTAGAGAAGGAAAAACGTCTCCAGAGCACCTACCTTTTGGTGTGTTTGGGCCTCCAGCCTTTAAGTCATTCTTTGCAAACGGAACATCAGCCACTCAAAATACCTTGGTAACTGGTGGTATTGATTATGCGTCTGCCGCTGGAACCGGCTTCGAGAACGTTGGTATACTAGTTTCTGGTAGTACTGACTTTGGAGTCCAACTTGACTTCCCAGCATTAAGATTAAGGGTTTCTTCGTCAGAGGGTAATCCAATAGACCCAAGAGCCGTATATTATGGAGTGGATACAACATTTAATAAAAATGGCCGTCCTTCCAAGACTATTGGCGAATACACAGGCGCTAAGCCGGCCGGCGTTAGTAGTCTAGTTGCTGATTCTAGTGCCGATGCGCAAACAGAAGATATGTTCATCTTTACGCTAGATGATATATGCACAACAGATCAAGATCCCAGCACGGCGCTAACCGGCACATTGGTATACAAATCTGGTTCAAGGCAGGGTAGCACAGATGGTTTAACTAATGTTCGTGCTGCAGCCATCACCGGAGGTAGCTATCGTGAAGTACTAAATTTAGGTGCTGATCGATTTACCACTGTATTACATGGCGGGTTCGACGGTTTAGATATCACAGAAGCAGAACCATTTAGAAATACTTTATTAAATGGCAAAGCTGAAACCACGAGCTATGCTTACAACTCTGTGAGAGTAGCAATTGACTCACTGCGTGACCCAGAGAATGTTGAATATGACATTGCTGCAATACCAGGTTTAACAAACCCCGTTCTTAACCGAAACTTAATTGATATGGTTGAGGGTCGCGGCGATGCCCTGGCAGTAATTGACCTTGAGGGTGGATATATTCCAACGACAGAGGGCACTCAATCAGTCACAGCTAGATTGGGAGATGTTGATACAACTATCAACAACAAGCGACAGAATTTACAAATAAATTCAAGCTTTGGTGCTGCATACTATCCATGGGTGCAAATCCAAGACACAATTAATGGCGCGCTTCTTTGGGCACCACCTTCAGTAGCAGCTATTGGTGCAATGTCTTATGGTCAAGCAACTCAAGAATTGTGGTTCGCACCAGCCGGCTTTACTAGAGGCGGGTTGTCGATTAACAACGCAGCTGGTGTTCCAGTAGTTGGTGTACGACAAAGACTTATCTCCAAAGAGCGTGACAAACTTTATGAGGCCAACATTAACCCGATTGCACAATTCCCAGCAGAGGGCATTGTAATCTTTGGCCAGAAAACATTGCAAGTTACACCATCTGCTCTAGATAGAATCAACGTTCGACGATTGTTGATATTCTTGAAGAAGGAAATATCTAGAGTGGCAGCAACCTTGTTATTTGATCAAAATGTTCAAACAACTTGGGATAGATTCCGTGGACAAGTAGAGCCTTTCTTGGCATCAGTCAAAGTTCGCTTGGGCTTAACTGATTACAAGCTAGTGTTAGATGAGACCACTACGACACCAGATTTGATTGATAGAAATATTTTATACGCTCAAATCTTCTTAAAGCCTGCGAGAGCTATAGAGTTTATTGCAATTGATTTTGTAATTACTGATTCTGGAGCGGCTTTTGACGACTAAAAACATAAACGAGAACTAATTAATTTAAAGGAGAAACAGTAAATGCCATTTTATACAGACTTTAGAACAGATCCCAAAAGATCATTTAGGTTTTTGTTTGAGTTGACGAGCACCAGAAACACGGATACGATTGCAAGCTATTTTGTAAAGGACGTCAAAAAGCCGACCTTTCAAATGGAGGGTGGTCCTCAAGTAAAATATATTCAACATACCTTTAAGTATCCAGGTCGTGTAATGTGGCAGGATGTGAACGTTACTGTATTTGATCCTGGCCGGTCAGAGGATTCAGGTCAAATTCTTTACAATATGCTTGCTGACTCTGGATATGCTGTTCCTGTAACCTTCCCCGGCCCAGGTTTTACAAATGAGTCAATGTCAAAAGGCAAAGCAGTAAACGCAATTGGAACTCCAAGAATTAAACAAATTGATTCAAATGGTACTATTATTGAAGAGTGGACGCTTCATAATAGTTATTTAGCCTCTGTTGATTTTGGCGCTTTAAGTTATGATACTGATGAGATGGTCAATATTACATTAACCCTGACTTATGACTATGCCACGTTAACCAACACCGGTGTAACGCCTAATCCTAGAGTGGTTAAATAACAGGCGTCAAAGAATCATTAATTTAAACAGGGTATAAAATGGCATTTTGGTCAGATAAAGGCACAGAAATTAAAAGATCCTATAGGTGGCTTGGTTTTGTACATCTTTTAGAAGATGACCCTGTTGCAACCCGAAGAGGTGCAAGAGAAATATTTAATTCTCCAGTAACAGTTGGCAACACTATACCACCTTTTTTAATCAAGTCTTTTACTAAACCAACTTATAGCGTACCTGTTAATGAACTTGGCGGCGTCGATCCAAAAACAAACATATTAAAACTAAAATCTGGCACTCCTAAATGGCAACCGGTAACTATAACAGCGATTGATGCAGAAAATTCAAAATCAAACGTTACTAAAATATTTTATCAATGGATGGAAAGGTCTGGTTATAAACCTGATTCAGATGGCGAATTTTCAAAAATTTCAAATTTAATTAGTAAACTTGGCAGCGGCCAATATATTCAAATAAGCTTAAATCAAATAGACTCTTATGGTAACATATTTGAGAGGTGGGAACTTATAAATCCAATATTATCAGAATTTGATTTTGGTTCTGCTTTAGATTATTCAAATGATCAGCTGGTAACTGTTACAATGAAATTTGCTATAAGCTCTGCTAAATATACTTTTATAAGAGAACCGCAGACCGGACCAATTTTACCTTTTGATTTGATAAATCCATTTTAAATAATTCTATAACGGAGGAAAAATGAGAAATAATCAAGATAGACTGGGCCTTAACGAGCCGGCCAATCTACAGCCTGCTAGTGAAGCACCAGTAAACAATAGTGTGGAGTTCATTGTTCCCACAGAAATAGTTGAACTACCAAGCAAAGGTTTGTTTTATGACGAGAACCATCCTCTCTATCATAAAGAATCTATAGAAATAAAACATATGACAACAAAAGAAGAAGACATTTTAACAAACCAGTCTTATATTAAAAATGCTAGCGCTGTCGACCGTATGCTTAAATCCGTATTGGTAGATAAAAAAATTAATATCAATGATCTTTTAATAGGCGATAAAAATGCAATTACGGTGGCATCTAGAATTTATGGATATGGACCGGACTATGAAACAACGTATGCTTGTCCTGCTTGTGGAACAACACAAAACACTTCATTTGATTTGCTAGAAATGGAAAATAGTGATTTTGAAGAAAATGCAAAAGAGTTTGATGCTGTATATGACTATGACGCACAATTAATTAAGTTTACTATTCCACGAACTAAAACAAATTTAGAACTTAAATTGTTAAAAGAACAAACAGAAAAACAAACCAAAAAAACAAAGTCCGGTGCAATTTCTAATTTTTATCAAAAAATTATACATTCAGTTAATGGAAACACTGATCCGCGTTATATTAAATCATACATTGCATCAATGTCAGCATTGGATAGCCGTTACTTACGGTCAGCATATCAAAAAATAATTCCTGGTGTTGATATGAATTGTGATTTTCAGTGTAGTAATTGTGGCCATGAAGAAAATGTGGAGGTTCCGCTTAATGCGGAGTTTTTTTGGCCTTAGTGAAGCATACGTAAAAGCAATTTACGAACAATTTTTTTACATGAAATACTATGGTGGATGGAGTTTATTTGAGTTGTATGCTTTGCCAATTGGATTAAGAAACTGGTATTTTACTCTATTAACAGAGCACAAACAAAAAGAATCAGATCAAATAAATCAAACTTACTCACCTAGAGTTGGCGATAGACGTTAATAAATTTATTTTAAAAACTATTTAAATGTATGAGTGATAAGATAACTATAAATCTTGAAGAGGCTAAACTTCTTAAAGAATATAATCCTTTTTTAGTTTCTTTTGGTGCAAAAGTTAAAGCTATGCTATATGACATGTTTGCCGAACCTGGGGAAACTTTTTACAATTTTTATGTCACGGGTAGAAAACCAGATGTTACGGCATTTGCAGCAGCCTTAGCATCAGAAAAAAAATATATGGATTCTTACTTAAAACATGGCCTTGGCGATCCCAAGGTGTTATCAAATAGATATTCTTTAGAAAGAGCAATAGAAAAATTTGAGAGAGAAACAGGCATAAAGTGGCCACTGAAATAAGGAGTAATTAATGGCAGACAATATTACTCAAGAAGATGTGGAAAATGCCGAGGCAATCGCAAAAGCCCTGGAAGACGCCAAAAAAACCAAAGAAAGTCTTTTAGACCTATCAATAAAACAAGAAGGTGTAGAGCGAAAAATAAAAGATTTGCTGTTCGAGGAAATGGGAAAGCAATCTGAATTTTTAACTCAAGCGGAAATAGAGCTTGATCTTGCACAGCGGCGCGCCGATTTACTTAATTCACAGCTACAAACTGCAAAAGAATTAGAAATTACTAGCGCAAACATAGTAGAAATAGATTCACAGCTTATAAAGCTAGAAAGAGAGCGAGATGAGCTAAAAGGTGATATTCTAGAAAAAGAAAAACTTATAGATGAATTACAAGAAAGCGGCAATAAAGAAAGATTAAAAGAAATTGAAAAAGAAAAACAGGCGCTTGAAAAAAAATATGATTTTGTTAATAAAAAAGAAACTGGACTATTAAAAACAAAAGATGATTTAATAGAAAAAGAATCTAAATTAGGACAAGTCAGCACTGGGTTAACTAAAAATCTAAACGAACAGATAGCTGCAAACAATCGATTATTAACCACTTCAAAATTAAGAGCAGATGTTGTAAAAGATGTTAGTGCGTCAACCGATAACGTATTGGCTTCAACACTTGGCATTAGATCTGCATCTAGAACATTAAGCGATCACTTTATTGATGCGTTTACCGGCGCAAAAAAACTAGAAGACGTTGTGCAAGGGATTGATAAAAGTTTAAAACGAACCCTAACAACAGCCAATATGTTAAAAGCAGCTTTGGGTGCAGCACAAGCGGTTGGCGGTAAACTTTTAGATATGTTGAACCCTCTGAATATCGCAAAAGATTTAGTTCTCGACTTGGCCAACACTGAAGCTCTTTTTGTCAGGGCTACAGGTTTTGCAAATAAGTTTGGAAAAGAGCTAACAGACTTAAAAGCTATAAAAAGTAAATTTTTGGTTAAAGAAATAGACAGTGCTTTTAAATCGCTAATTCAAACTTCTGTAACGTTTAGCACTTTTAATAAAACAACTAGAAGAGAATTAACTGAAATTGCGGCAACTTTAAATCGTTTAGGTGTCAATACACAAACGTTTGCCGGGACTTTAGATGGGTTGGTCACAGCGTTAGGTCAGACATCTCGCGAAGCAAGAGCCACAACAATGGAAATAACTTCTTTTGCAAGGGCAATTGGTGTAGGCGCAAATGAAGCTCTAGACAATCTCAACAAAAGAATGGACATATTGGCCACTTATGGATTATCACGGGGTATACAGATATTTAAAGAGCTGCAGTTAAATGCAAAGGCCACCGGCGTTGCCTTGAACGACTTGATTAACGTAGGCAAGAAATTTGACACATTTGATTCTGCGATGGAAGCAGCAGGAAAACTTAATTTTATTTTAGAGGGTCCATTTGTAAACTCAATGGAAATGCTAAATGCCACTGAAGAAGAGCGCATTGAAATATTAAGAAACGCTATGGATAGCAGTGGGAAAACATTTGAAGATCTTAGTCGTCGCGGCAGAGAAGCGCTAGCTAGCACTTTAGGTGTTGGCGTAGATGTTGCTGCAAAAATTTTCAATGACAAGAACATAAAAACTTTAGAACAAGCCAAAAAAGGTGTCGAAGCTGGCACAGAAAGCCAACAAGATTTAAAAGACGCTAGCGATGATTTATTGACTGTTCAAGAAAGACTGCTTCGACTGCAAGAAGATATGGTAAAATCTATGACGATCATGGGGAAGGGGATTAAGGATCTTGCGAACGCTCTCAAAAACCTCAATGGAGAGGGGACTGCGATGGGTGGTTGGCTTCTTTCTTTTCTCAACGCAATGGGGTCCTTTGCCGCACTAGGTGGTTTTAAGATGTTAGGTAAGCTTTTAAGACGCATCCCAGGTGCTAGTCGACTTTTAAAACGACTCCCTGGCGGCGGTCCAAAAGGCGGTCCAAAAGGCGGTCCAAAGGGCGGCCCAAAGCCCACCACTCCAAGGGGCGCCGGCACCGGTACTTCGGTTGCGAGAGGCGCCGCCTCTACCGCGGCCGGTACAGGAGTTGTTAAAGGCGGGGCTGCAGCAACAACGAACGTTACGAAATCAGCAGCATCTACGGTTGCAAAAGAAAGCAGTAAACAAGTCGCAAAAGAAGTTGCCAAGCAGAGCACTAAAACAGTTGCTAAATCAGCAGCTAAAAAAGCGGCGATAGCAGCCGCTGCAACAGGCGCTAAAAAACTTGCCGGTAAGACGGCACTTAAGGCAATTCCGGTAGCTGGCCAAGTGTATGCAGCAGCAGACGCAGCTGTCATGGCTGGTGAGTTAATGAATGAGGGATTGCGCGCTGGCGGATATTATGATGAGGATGAAGACATTCTTGGCGAAGCGTATGGTTATATTGGTAGAAGGGCAAGCTCATTGTATAACAGTATTTTTAATTTTAAAGGGCGCCGACCAGGAATGCGAATGCCACCAAGAGGACGTGGTATGGCCGGAGAGTTAGGACCAGAATTGATAGCTGACTTTGCTAAAGGATTTTTAGGCATATCCGGATTACAGGGTCCAGAGGCTGTTAATATTTCACCTACTACAGAAATATTCCCGACTCAACAAACTGCTAATATGTTATCTACAATGGAGGGTTTTGGAGACAGCATTAAAGGATTTTTTGATATGATCACAAATGCAACACAAAACACTACCCCAGCAGTGGCGACATCCGGCGGACAAGCACAAGCGCCAATACAAATGAATATTACTTTAGAGATGGACGGTCAAGTTTTTGGACGAACAGTTGAAACAATATCAGTGGAAACACTAAATAGAGCTTTTGGAAACTAGGAGATAAATAAAAAAACATGGCAGGCGGAAAAAGAACTGGAAACTTTATTAGGATAACGGCTTTGCATGTAACAGGCGAGCCTTCAATTTTATTTCTAATTAATAGGTTGACATTCAAAAATGTCATAACTCCATCTTGGAATGCGGAGCCAGCTTATGGGAAAATGGACGACATTCCATTTTATAGCAATACAAAAAGAAATGTGCAGATAAATTTTAATACGTATGTCGACGAAAAACTAAATTATAGTGCAGTGGAAATGCAAAAAAATGTAGGAGAATTAATAAAGTTTCAGTACCCGAGATATTCATATGCAAAGAGAGGCGCAGCGCGAGTTTTGTCGTCGCCTCCATTTTTCAGAGTCGAGCATTTTTTGCAAGACATTAATAATAGTTACTATGAATATGATCCGATAAGTGGTTATATAGTTGGCAGCTTAACGATTGACCCCGCAAGTGAAGCGGGATTTTCCGGGGGGCAACCATTACCAATTTTATACAATCAGCCCGGTGCTCAACCAAATGAAGTTTTTGAATCTGGTTTTTCAATCGCAATGAATATTACTGTGCTGCATCAAGATCCACCCGGGTGGGTTCGCGACGAGTGGGTTGGTAATAATAAAGTATTCTTTAGTGACAACGATGTAAACAATGAAGACACGATAATCTTGGACAGCACCGATCCTGAACAAGAAGTAAAATCACCTGCTGTTGTTGGTACGGCCAACACAGTAGTGGGCACTCCATCAGTTGGAGGGGATGCGGGGAGCACTATAGTCGAATAACAATGAAGGAGTTAATAAATTAAATGGGAGTTTCAAGATATTCTAGAAATGCAATTGTGCGCACATCAGAGCAATCATACAATGAAATTTTAAGTAATAGAGGTGTAAGTCAAATTGATCATTATGCTTTTAGAAAATTTAAAATATTAAAAGTAAAAGATATACAAGGAATAAGACTGATTAATCATACCTGGGTAAGCTCCGACAGGTTTTATAAACTTTCCTCACAATATTATGGCGACCCTACATATTGGTGGATTATAGCGTATTATAATAGCACTCCGCTAGAGACAGACGTTAAATTAGGACAAAACCTCAAAATTCCAACACCCTTGGAACTTATTTTACGAGCTTTGGAGTATTAGTAAATGGGAACACCTGCAGGAAGTTCAAGAAAAGATGCAGAACAAGAGCAACCGATTGGCGGTATTGATCCAAATGCGTTTGACGCACAAATGCTTTTGATTGATGCGTATATAGGAAATTTATCATCTGCAGGCATCAGCACAAAAACAGGTCCAACGGTTACATCAGACGTGTTGCAGAATTCCACAGCCACAATTGATTCTAACATAATGTCTAATGTGCCTTATTTCACAAAAGGCTTTAGTTCTGTTAATAGATTGACTGGCTTTAGTTTTTCAGACACTATGGACTCAATTAATAATTTTATAACACAGATAACGCCATATGAAATAGCTCAAATATACCCTAAAATACAATTTTTCATAGTGGAATCTAGCACTGGCGCACAATTTGAAATACCAATATCAAAACACTCTGATATAAGTAAGGTTTCAACTGGTGTTTCTTTTTATTCAACAAATCAAATGGGTTTAAAAAATCTTTCATTGAGATTAGATGGTTCTAGTCTGGCATTTTTTGCTAAACAATATCTCGTTGATGCAACTTTTGTTTTTGATTCCATAAACACTTTCACCAGTCGTGCCCCTGGATTACCAATTACGTATGCCGACATTTTTAGATCATCTGGTCGTGTAGGGACTTCAATATATTATACTAAAATAGCGATTAGTTATGATAGTAACAATGAAGAAATACTTAATAAGTATGCTTTAAGATCAACAGATATGTCTTTTATGTTGACACTACAGTTGGCCATTACAAAAATTAAAATTCAAGAAAACTTAAAACTAGAGGTGTCTGTAAGGTATAACTCTCGCGAAGAAGATCTTTTTAAATCAAATTTGATTTTTGATTTTCTTGGCCTAAACTTACAAAACAAAATAGATCAAACAAAGAGCGGACTTAAAGAGGTACGAGAGAAAAAAGAGGCTCTAGAAGAGGCAAAAAATAACTTTTTTAAGGAAGTCCGTGAAAAGACGAAAGGAAGTCAATATTATAAAGATCTAGACTCGGAATATAAAAAGAAAAAAGAAATTGTAGATAAAAAAAAACAAGCTTATGATGAGAGACTTGCAAGAGTAAAAAAAGGAAAAGATAGTGGAGGTTTGTTTACTCCTGGGTATACAAAAGATCAAGTAGCCGAATTTAAAATGTATAGTAGTGAAGCAGAAGATCTAGTAGCAGCTAGAGATGATTTGAACGCCATACAACAGAGAGTGGATAATGTAAATAACAGCTTAACAGATGAAGAACTAGGTAAAAAATTTAGAGAACTGACACCTGGAAAAGACCCTGAAAAAGATCTCGATGATGAAGAAAGATCTTTAAAGAACAGACTCGCGGCAATAAGACACGATGAAGTGGTTAAAGCAATTAATCAAACATTTCCTTTTGATGAAAAAGATTTTTTGGAGGCTGGGATTGTTAAAACAATATATTTAACAGCAGACGATGTATACAAGTATTATAATTCAGAATTAACCAAAACAGACGCAAAAGAATTAAGTGATTCAAGTAAAGCAGGGAAGAAAAAACCCAGCACCACTCCTACCCCTAGTAAGGTAACAGTTCCTATTAAACCAAAGCCAAAAAGCGGAGACAAAAAAACCGTGCCTCAACAAGATGTCTCCAGATATGAGCAAAGTCGTGATGAACTGTTAAAAGACCTCGGAAATTTTAAACAAATAGATTATGTCACTTTCGGAGATATTATGAGGCTTGTTTATAAGAGACTGTATGATGTAAAAGAGTCTCAAATTTTTGCCATGCAAGGATACAAGCCTGGAGATGAAGAAAGAGCCATGAAAAGCATAAAACAATCCATGATGCTTTTCACTGAAATGACATTTGATATATTTGAAGAAAGTAAGGTAGTAAACGGTAAGGCACAAGTTGATAAAAGCATATATGATATCCCCATAGCTGTTAAGAATTTAAAATACATTTTAGCTAAAAATTTATATGGTCAACAAAAAAACTTTTTTTCTATTTTTGAACTTGTAAAAGAATTATTAGATTTAATATCTTTGACGAGAAAAAGAAAAGTTTTACTACTAAACGATCAAGCTAATTTTGGCAATTACAAACTTAAACAAGTAACATATCCGTTAGTCCGAAATGCAAAAGGAAGCAAAACGCCATTTCAAATATGCACTAATCCTTATGTTAAACAAGAAGATCTTTATAGTGCGATGTTATTTTTCGTTAGTAGGGTTAAAAGCGATAAGCCAATTGATGAAGCTAAAGGTATATTGCCAGAATTCATTTTTGGAGGGGTTGACAGAGGAATCATAAAGAAATTTGAGTTGGAAGAAATAACCGATGATGATTTGCAAAAGCTAGTCATGGAAAGATTAATTAGTGATGATAGAAACGAAATAATACCATCATTTTTTAAAGCAAACATAAGCACCATAATGGCGCCATTCTTGCAACTATCAATGCACATAAGAATATTGGCCCCAACACTAATATCTTCCGCAGCGTCGGGCGGCCGCGCCAACTTTTTTATTGACGGCTCTTATGATATTAGAGGTGTCACTCATGATTATTCAGTTGGTGGTTCGTTTACAACTAACTTTAGCGCGATGATGTATAGCAGTGAACGTTATAATAAAGTTAAAAAAGCACTAAAAAAAGGAGTAGAACCAAATAAAACGACAGAAGACTCTAGCACGGCAGTAAAAGAGTTTAAAAAAACCTATACTACGAATGAAGGCGCATCACAACTAGTATCTAGCGCGTTGATAGACGATCTTAAATCTAGTGACAAACAAAAACCAACTAATTCTGATGGATCTGGATTTACCGAAAATTCTGTTGAAAAAGTAACACAAGTAATGAAAAACAACATGAAAGATTAAAGATTTATTTTAAATGCGCGCCCTAATTAGATTATGCCTAGAAAAATTGACATAGTACCATTCGGAGACAATGACCTAACATCTGATTATCTTTTTACCCAAAGGGAATATTATGTTGCCAACCCAGAAGTATATCCAGAAGAAGACTTGCCAAAGCCAGTTGATATGTGGTATAATAAACCATATTGGGGTAAGGTAGACACCAAACAAAGATTAATTATACCAGACCCTGATGCTTTGTTACCAATTTCTGGAGAGTTGGAGGTTATAAATTTTGTCGCTGACGCATATTTTTCATTTAGAAACTTTGTTTTAGATGCCACCAGCAAATTTAGAACTTCAATGTCCTCTTTCATTGATTTTGATAACCCAAAAAAAGCACATCAGGATACGATACTAGATTACAAAAATTATTTTGAAAACACATTAGAGCCTGGTTTCATTAATACATTTTTATCAGAAAAAGATAAATCGGAAATTAAAAACTTTGAAGATTATGCGTCGGAATATATTCTTTTCGTTGATGTAAACCCAGACATTCCTCACACTTTAGCTGGCTTTATATCTTCACCTCTCGTAAGCTATAGACATAGCGGTATGATAATAGAATTTGCTACAGACGACTATGATGATGATGGTAACAAATGGGACAACTTTTTGTCAAATGATTTTTTTGATGATTACGTAAGAATAGCTGCAAGTTTTGGATTTTATGTTAGTAAACATGTACCATGGGCCATTGCTGCAAATTTGAATTCACAGAGAATGAGGCAATATATGATTAATTACGGTGTAACAAATATTGCTAATAATTTCAATTTGAATTTTTTACAAGCTGAATTTATTAGTTTTGAATCATTTAAAAAATACATGTATTTGGCATACTCATCATTTATTACATATAGACCAAGAACCGAAAGAGTAATATATAATAATTGTATAAAACAAAGAATATCAGATTCCTCTTTTAAAACCATCAGAGAGATATATTTTAGACCATTAGAATTGAATTTTTTAGTACCTGATTATCAACAATTTACTAGGATATATTCTGATATTTTTCTTTTAAAGATATATGTTAAAATAAGATTAAAAGAAGAAAAAATATTATTGAATAAAAGACAACAAGAAATATTAATGATAAATATATATAAAACAAAAGGTGATATATATAATAAAATTGATACATTATCAAAATACATCGCTTCACAAAGAAAAAATAGATTTAATAAGTTGACAAGAAAAACAAAGTCAGTTAGTATGACCGAAGAAATGGCACCGGCATCATCATACTTCAGCGGAATGGATGGATCTGGTGGCGGTGGCGGAACAACAGGATATTAAATTGCTTTTTCAGACATTTGATGAAAAAAACAAATGTGCTTTAATTTATAAAAAAGGCACGTTTCAAGAACAAATTACAGACAACTGCACAAAAACATGGTCTTATGCTACTTACCTACAAGATAAGGAGATTGAATATGCTAATCTTTACACCGGGGGTCAATCCCTGGAGCAGCTTTGCCCAGAAAGTATTAGAGGGGAGTGGTCCTCCGTCCAAACAAGAATCAAAGCGGCCCTTAAAGCAGCAAACGAAGTAGGCTTAAATATTGATGATTATTGTATTTATGAATTTATCCCAAAACATTACCTCCAAACATTTGCAGAAATAAAAAATAAAATCTGCGAGGATGTTTTTGGTAGTTATTCAAAACCCACAAATTACGATCAGTTGTTGAAGATAAATAAAGTTATCGCAGACATAAGAACAAAAAGAGTAAATATAGATCCAACACAGATAGAACGTCTTACAATTCAAGATCGTAACATGTTTAAAACTGTGAGCAACTGTAAGCCTTATATCGATTATGATATGTTTAAAACTGTTACTGGTCGACTGGCAACAAAACCAAATTCGTTTCCAGTTATGACACTTCCAAAAAAATATCGTCAAGTTCTTACTCCCACTAATGACTGGTTGTTTGAATTAGACTTTAATGCTTGTGAGTTACGAGTCGCGTTGGCCCTCCTTGGTCATGACCAACCTCAAGAAGATTTACACGATTGGAATCTTAAAAATGTATTTACTAGAACGAAAAGTAGAGAAAACGCAAAGAAAAGGATTTTTTCTTGGCTTTATAACCCAAATAGCACCGATGACAAGGTAGATAAGATTTATGACCGTAAAATACTAAAAGATATGTATTTTGATAAAGTTTTAGGTAAAGTTTATACGCAGTTTGGTAGAGAAATTGATTCTGATGAGGATCATGCGGTTAATTATATTGTCCAGTCTACAGCCGCAGATTTGGTTTTTGAACAAATGTATGGAGTTTGGGAGTTTCTCCAAGGAAAAAAATCTTTTGTTAAGTTCTGTAATCATGATAGTTTGATTATTGACTTATCAGAAGAAGATCAACATGAGATAAATAATATTTCAAAACTATTTAGTAATACAAGATTCGGCAAGTTTAAAGTAAACCACGAAGGCGGTAAGAACTGGTCAGAAATGAAACCATTACACATTAAATGAGGATTAAATGCAAACCGTCATAGGTTTGGGTAAAGCGGGTTGTAATATAGCTGATGCTCTCTCTGCCTACCCACAATACGAAATAAAAAAAATAGATGTAGGTTTAAAAAAGACTAAAACAACATTTGGTCTTAAGCATCAAGACGGCCCCGAGCTTTATGAAAAAAGCAATATGCCGAAAGGTATAAACAACTTTCTAGAGGGGGTGATGCCTGAAACTTTATTTATTACAAGTTGCGGTGCTGTCTCTGGTGCTTCTTTAAAGATATTACAGAAAATACACACTAAAACAAAAATACGAGTAATGTATATTGTTCCACAAAGAGATGATCTAGTGGGTGAAAAACTTCTACAAAATAACTTACTTTTCAATGTGTTTCAAGAGTATGCTCGATCAGGATTGTTTGATCGTGTTTTTTTAGTTGACAATTCTAAATTATCTGATATAATGGGACCTGTACCAATAATGAAATTTTGGGACTCGATAAATAATTTAATTGTTACAACGTATCACATGTTAAATGTATTTCAAAACACACAACCAGTAACAACCACGCAGACAAAGCGTATTTCTACTGCGCGAGTGTCAACTTTTGGATTATTAGATTCACAAAATAATCAAGAAAAAATGTTTTTTGGGCTTGACATCCCAAGAGAGAAGTGTTATTATTATGGAGTTCCTAAAAAACAATTGGAAGAAGATCCTAATTTAATGGAGGTTATTCGTAAAAATTTAAAATGTAATGTAGAACATGAAAAAATGAAAACTACTTATTCAGTTCATTCAACTGATTATAATGAGCTTATAGCTTACTGCGAAAAAAGCAGCACTTTAATACAACAACTAGCAGTGTGATAGATCAACGCACTGACTTTAACTAAGGAGAAAATTATTATGGGAATTAATATGGAGAAAATGCGTGCTCGTATGGAGGCGCTACAAGGAAACGGAAATAATCGAAAGAATAACTTTTGGAAACCACAGGAGGGTGAGCAAACTATTCGTCTAGTAGCTCCGTCAGATGGCGATCCCTTCCGAGATTATTGGTTTCATTATGACGTAGCGGGTGAGCCTGGATTTCTTTCGCCAAAGCGTAACTTTGGTGAGGATTGCCCACTCGATGACTATGTACGTGCCCTATGGCGTGAAGGCTCTGAAGAGTCAAAGCGTGTTGCACGTAAGCTAGGTGCGAAGCAGCGTTTCTTTGCTCCGGTCCTTATTCGAGGACAAGAAGAAGAAGGTGTAAAGGTTTGGGGATTCGGCAAGCGTGCTTACGAAACTCTACTTGGCCTTGTTCTTAACCCAGAATATGGTGATATTACAGATCCGTCTGAAGGCACTGATTTGGTTATCACTTACTCAAAGCCAGCGGGTGCATCTTATCCTGAAACCAAGATCACGCCACGCCGCCGTTCATCTCTTCTTCATGAAGATGAAACACAGGCTCGCGCTCTTATGGAGTCCGTTCCTGATTTTGATGAGGTATTTTCGGATGCTCGTCGCTCCTCTACGCAAGTAGCGGATATTCTTGATCGCTTCCTCAACACTGTTGATGAATCGGTTTCTAACCAACCAGCGGCCGCTACCTCTGCTGGAACGGTTTCGGATGTCGATAAGGCATTCTCTGAATTGCTAGGTAGCTAATCGTTTTTTTTTCAACCGCAGGGAGGCCAGGGTTGACAGTGGCCTCAACATTTGTTATAATATAAAAGAATCATTTGATTCAAAAGGTGATAAGGTACCTTGTGTAAGCGCTAACGCCTTCGAAACCTTAGTATGTCTCATGAGAAAGGAGAAGTATTATGAGCAATCAGATTATTGGTAATTTAAAATTATCTCAACCAATCCCGGTTCTAGGTCAATTGGGAAAATTATCAAAAGTCAAAGTTAATGTCAAGAGCTTGGTCAATCGTGAAACAAAAGCATCCACGATAAAAAAATATCTTAAGGATGGATTTGATTTTAAGAAGTTTGTTCCTCCAGTCGTCGCACAATATCCTGATGGAAAGCAATACCTTTTGGATGGTGATCACCGAAGAGCAATGTGGGAAAAAACGTTTCCTTTCAAGCCTATGATGCCTTGTTTTATTATTAATGTTGTGAACGATCAAGAGTACCACCTATTGTTCGTGGAGATTAATGCCAAGAATCGTAAAACAGCAAACAAAGAAGAGGTTTTTGTTCATGAAGTTCTAGCAGGTATTCCAAGCGCTGTAACTACAGCGAGAAACCTTAAGAACGCTGGACTAAGTGTTTATGGCGCACCTGGACCACTAGGAACTGTGGGCGCACTAAACTCTCCTAATGTAACAGTTGGGGCGTTTCGAAATGCAATGAAGCATGGCGGCACCTTTGGTGTTAACGTATCACGCGCTAGGGCAGCAGCGCAAATCGCGTGGCCAACTAATCTGAAAAAGATTAATGGCGAACTATTAGAGGCACTTACTATTTGTTATTCTTTGTATCCAGACTTAAGCAATGGAAGCAAGATACAAACTGACTTTGAATTATTTTTAGATAGAATAGTCGGGCCAGAAAACCAAAGCAATATTGCTTATAAGTATAAGTCCGAAGGTGGCCGTGTACATCATAGACATGGTGAATCAATTGCAAAGGGTATGATGATGCATTTTCGCAAAGTTGATTTACAATCTCGTGGTGGGTGTAGCCTCCAGTGGAAACAAAAAACAATTAATTTAAAGCCTTTAACTAAAATGTTAGAAGATTAATTTATTGGGACACCTTCGGGTGTCCCTTTTTATTTTATTATGAAAGGAAGGGATAAAATTGCTAGTAAGAGCGATTCATTGTGAAGAGTGTAATACAACCGTATATTCAAGAGCGTCAGAAGATTTAAGAGAATGTAAGTGCGGCCGAGTTAGAGTTTATGGCGGCTTCTTAAGTCACTTTAAATACGACATAATGGGTAAAAAAACAAAGTTTAAAAAAATAAAAATGGAGATCAAAGCAACACCTGATGATCTATATGATGATTATGAAAGCATGGAGGACAGGTTTGGCTTAATAAATAAGAACACAGATAAAGAAAAAACACAAACAACATATGTTTTTTAGGAGATAACCGTGAAAAAATGGACAAAAGGAGAAGAAGGTTTCGAAAAAGCCTTACAGGACATAGCAAATAGATATAAAGGCCTTGGAGGTGGACCTACCAGCGAGTCTTCTGTGCATGCATCAAAGCAAGACATAAGAGAGGGTTATGCTTGGTTTTGGTCTGATAATAGTGATGTATCTAATCTTATTCAGCGATCTCGCGAATATATTTTAGAGATTAGAGATCATGGTGATAACATTTCACTCAAGCTAGATAAAAGTGGTTATAGAGGCCCCATATATGCTTTTAGACCAGATAGATTACTAAATGAAAACTTAGGAGAGGAGGAAAATGAGATTGGCTAAAAAGAAAACCGCTGGACGTTTAACAATGGACCAGATGAGAAAATTAATAAATAAAAAAGCAGGACAAGAAGTCTCTGTTGATTTAGCAGATCCGAACAATCCAACGACTGTAAAACAATGGATACCAACTGGTTCTCGTTGGCTTGATAGTATTATCTGTCGTGGTAAGCTAGCTGGAATACCCGTGGGTAAAGTTACAGAGATTGCTGGTCTGGAGGCTAGCGGTAAATCTTACATGGCTGCGCAGATAGCAGGCAACGCTCAGAAGATGGGGATAGATGTTGTCTACTTTGATTCAGAGTCTTCATTAGACTTTGGCTTTTTAGAAAAGGCCGGATGTGATCCATCTAAGATTCTTTATGTTCAAGCAACTTCAGTGGAGTTTGTGTTAGAGACGATTGAGGAACTACTCTCTTCAACTGATAGTCAGTTTCTTTTTATCTGGGATAGTCTGGCTCTTACGCCTTCTATTTCAGATGTAGAGGGAGATTTTAACCCACAATCCACAATGGCCGTCAAAGCTAGGATTTTATCGAAGGGTATGTCAAAATTAACTGTTCCTATTGCGAATAGTCAATCGACCTTCCTTGTGTTGAATCAGCTAAAGGCAAATATTACTCGCTCACCATCTGAAGCGTTGACTACACCTTATATGACACCGGGTGGTAAAGCAATGATTTATGCTTACTCACTTCGTGTTTGGCTTACCCGACCAAAGGCAAAAGCGTCTTTCGTGACTGATGATAAAGGTTATCGCATTGGTAATACCGTTAAAGTTAAGTTAGAAAAGTCTCGCTTTGGTTCGCAAGGCCGGCAATGCAAGTTCCAAATACTTTGGGGCGACAGTGTTGGTGTTGCTGATGAGGAAAGTTGGTTTGAAGCTATTCAAGGCTCAGAACACCTTGACCGCGCAGGCGCCTGGTATGAACTTAAATTTACTGATGGTACAAGCGAAAAGTTTCAGTCAGCACGTTGGCTAGACAAACTTGAGGATGAAAAGTTTAAATCACGCGTACTAGAAATAATGGATGAAGAAGTTGTCCGTAAATTTGATAAAAGAACTGGTGATGCCACTGAGTTCTATGAGGAAACTGCGTAAGAAAAATGAACGAGAGAGTAGTAATTATAGATGGGCTAAACATGTTTCTGCGAAGTTACATTGTAGTCCCACAGATTTCCAAAGAAGGCCAGCCCATTGGTGGGACAACTGGCTTTCTTAAATCTCTTCAAAAGCTTTGTCGTGAAATGAAACCAACACAGGTTATTGTTTGTTGGGACGGCCGCGGTGGAAGTAGAAAACGTAAACAACAAAATAAAAATTACAAAGAGGGTCGTGCACCGATACGTCTTAATCGTGATTTTAAAGTTTTGACGGAGGCGCAAGAGAAAGAAAATAAAATATGGCAGCAAGAAAGAATCTGTGAATATCTAAATAACTTTCCAGTTATGCAGCTAATCGCAGATGAGGTTGAGGCCGATGATATCATATCTTACTTGTGCAGACACAGTAGTTTACGAGACAGCGAAAAAATTATAGTTTCAAGCGATAAAGATTTTTATCAATTGCTTGATCAAAAGACTATACTTTTTCGTCCAGTTCAAAAAAAGCTATTAACTCAAAACAGTATAATAGATGAGCATGGTATTCATCCAAACAACTTTGCTCTTGCTCGTGCGATTGTCGGAGACAAATCTGATAACCTAGATGGAGTCCCTGGCATCGGCCTAAAAACTGTTGCAAAAAGATTCCCTTTCTTTAAAAAGGAAGAAGATGTTTATATTAATAATTTGATAGAGTTTTGTGAAAATCAAGAAAGCAACGCAAAAGCGTTCATTTCTATCAAAGAGAATAAACAACTTATCCAGTCTAATTACAACTTGATGCAATTGTATAGTCCTAGTTTATCAACACAGACTAAACAAAGTATCGAATGGGTTGTTGATAACTTTGAACATACTTTTAATAAAACTCAGACACATGCCATGATGTTAGAAGATGGCATTAATGAGATTAATTGGAATGCGATGTTCGAAAGCTTTGCAAGAATCCAAAGGGATAAAAAAGGGAATCAAGCAAATGAGAAAACTAAAACCAATTTTTATTGAAAATAGCGAAGTACCGGTCTGGCTGTCAAAGGTTGCACCAATTGATGTGTGGGCTTTTTCTTTTGGACCATTTGTTGTTTGCCGTGGAGAGTTAAGTGAAAAAGTAAGAGTTCACGAGACTATTCATTTTTTACAACAATTAGAAATGCTTTTTGTTTTTCAGTGGATATTGTATGGATTATTTTATGTTATTGGCCGCGTGACAAAGGGAAGCTGGAGCGCAGCATATTATGGTAATCCATTTGAATTAGAGGCTTACGATAATGATACAGACTCTGGTTATTTAGATAATAGACCATGGTGGAACTGGATTAATTACGTTAAAGATCTATTCAAAAAGTAAAATAAAAATAATTACCTATAACGGGTGTGGTCATTTCCGCACCCTTTATGGGAGTTATACTATTGAAAAAAATATTTATTATCACTTTATTAATCTTATCTTTTGCAGCAACAGCTGCGCCACCAAAAAAATCAAAATTTTATGATTTCGGAGATCAAATGATCGACGGCGAGATTAAAAAACCAACAGGCCAATACATTAATTCTAGAGAGCGAGCAAGGTTTGATAGGCTGTTAAGTTTAAAGAAATCTTTTCTGCCTAAAATGTTTCTCACATCAAAAGAAAAAATATTTAAATAATTTGACCTTGACATTGCTTTTAGCCTAAGCTAAAATATATTTAGTGTATAACACAGGAGGCAGTGGTGCGTAAGTTTTTATACGGTTTAGGTTTGATGCTGTATGTTTTACTCGCTAGCGCCTTTGTTCAACCAATAGATATTAATGAATCATCAAGTATTTCGAAGAGTTTAGAAAATACAAAAGGTAAAAAAAAGAAAAAGAAAAGACGTTTGCTCAGGCGCTAAACTTTTTTACCCTATAACATTCACCACTTATAAAATAATTGACAATCAACTTGACTTTTTAAACCACAAAGGTTATATTTATATCCACAAGTCAGCGAGGAATTAATGGACAGTTTAGGAATTTTTGGAAAGAGTTTCCAAGAAAATATGTGTAAGCTTATGCTTTACGACCGGTCATATTGTGACCAAATGCAAGAAGTGTTAGATGTAAAATACCTAGAGCTAAAATATCTTCAGGTTTTTACAGACAAGCTTTTCGGCTACAAAAAACAATATGGTATTCATCCCACAAATGATATTCTTAATTCTGTTTTCAACACGGAGTTAAGAGATGAGAATGAAGTAATCCAAAAACAAGTTATGGATTATTTTGTGAAGCTTCAGGCGTTTCCGGACGTGCAAGATAGAGATTATATTGTTTCCAAAAGTGTAGACTTTTGTAGAAAGCAGGTGCTTAAAAAGGCCATGATGAAATCGGTTCCGCTTCTGGACAAATGTTCGTTTGAGGAAATAGAAAAATTAATATCCGATGCATTGCGTTTAGGTATAAGCAATGATCATGGTTATGATTATATTAAAGATTTTGAAGCAAGATTTGTTGAGAGGGCCCGTAATCCAGTATCAACCGGTTGGAAAAAGATAGATAATATTACTAAAGGTGGCTTAGGCCAAGGAGAGCTTGTGGTTGTGGTTGCGCCAACAGGCGCTGGAAAGTCTCATGTTCTTGTTCATCTAGGAGCACAAGCCCTAAAGCAAGGTAAAAATGTTGTCCATTTTACATTAGAATTGGCAGACACAGCCGTTGCGCAACGATACGATGCCTGTCTTACTGGTTTCCAACTTGATGATCTTATAAATCAAAAAGAAGCAGTTTATGATGAGATTAAAGAGATAGATGGGCAATTGATCGTAAAAGAGTATCCAACCAAATCTGTATCACCAGTCACTCTTAAGAATCACTTAGAGAAGATTAGACAAACAGAAATGGAAATCGATATGATCATCGTTGATTATGGTGATTTGTTAAAAAGTTCGACAGTTCGTAAAAATTCTGAGAAAAGACATGAATTAGAATCTATTTATGAAGAACTACGCGGAATTGGTCAAGAG